GAGTCAACTAAAAAAATAATTAAAGCACGCAAAGCCGAGTTTGATATAATCTTAAAAAAGAATGCTATAGAAAACAAAAACGTAGAAGAGTTAAAAAAAAGGTTTGATTTAGAGCGGATAGGTTTGACAGTTGCACTCAACAGCGCAACAGATGAAGAAACAAAATTACGTTTAAGAGGGCAACTTGCCATATTGGATAATAACGATGCGCTGGCTAAAAAAATCCTAGCTGAAATGGATGCTAGTGCTGCCATGAGAGCGGCAGCGGAGAGCGCTACAAAATTAGCACAAGCGGCTGGTTTAGCCACGTCATCTTTATACGCATTAGCTAGCAGACCTAATCCAATAGTAGATATGAGCGGTGAATTGACAGCAAGAGGGCGTAATCAGATTGCACCAGATGGTGGGTTTATAGTGCCACAAGGCTCAACAGGCGGCAGCACTGAAACTCCAGACAGACTTCCAGCAGTCTCAGACAAACGCCCTTAACGGCCAAGCTAAGGAGTCAGAAGCTCGCGCAATGAAGATGATGGCCGAGGTTAAGGCAATCCCCGTAGAGCTTGAGACGGCCCAGATTAAGGCCATTACGAGCAATCTATCGGTAGGCACAGCAGACGATAAGGAATTCGAGCGACGACTCAAGGTGGCTGACCGGGTAATGAACGAGAAGAAGGTCAATCTGGCTATTGCCAAGGAGCTGATGTGATTACGCCACAGGATTTGCGAGACGTTGTAGCTCAAGTAAATGGTATACTGAAAAATCTTGAAGAGCGAATCACAAAATTGGAGAAGGCGCAAGAAGAGAAGCGCGAAATCCTAAAAAGGAATCCTAAGTGATTGCGGCGATTACAGATCAAGAATACTTTAACGCTATGGATGCGATGTTTGCATCGGATGGCTGGAAGATACTGATAGGTGAGCTGGAAGAGAATGCTCGCAACATAAATTCTGTTGAGGCAACAAAGGATGCGGATGACCTGTTCTTTCGCAAGGGACAGTTAAACAGCCTATCCTTTATCCTCAACCTTGAATCTACCATAGACCACAGCAGAAAAGAGTCAAGCAATGAGAATCTTTGATTATCAATGTAAAAACGCTCATGTATTTGAGTGCTTTGTCAGAGACGAGTCAGAGCATTACTGCCCTCACTGCAATGAGATTGGTAGCCGTATGATCTCTGCCCCACGAGTGTACTTAGACCCGACATCCGGGCACTTCCCAGGTGCTACGATGAAGTGGCTGAACTCAAGAGACAAGCAGATCGCAAAAGAACTTAAGGCAAACCAAGACTAGTCCATCGTCACTGTCGCGAAACGGTGAAATGGGTAGCTAGATTGGTCTTATGAGGCTTAATGATGGCAGAACTAATTGATAGTGTAGAACAAAATGAAGATGATTTCTCCGTACTCGATGAATCTAACGACCAAGAAGTATCGCTAGAAGCAACGAGACAACCGGAAGTTCCCGACAAGTACCGCAATAAGTCTATCCAAGACCTGGTAAAGATGCACCAAGAAGCTGAGTCCCGCATCGGTCAGCAAGGGTCAGAGGTAGGTGAGTTACGCAAAGTCGTAGACCAATTCATTCTCTCGCGATCAGATGAAAAAAAGGCAGAACCCGTAGAGGAAATTGACTTCTTCTCCGACCCTGATAAAGCCGTAGACAAGCGCATCTCTTCTCATCCTGCCATTAAGCAGGCCCAAGAGTTGAATGCCAGAATGCGGAGTGAGCAGGCAAAGAGTGCGTTGATGTCAAAGCATCCTGATGCAGCCGATATTGCCGGTGATCCTTCGTTTGCAGAATGGGTTCAAGCAAGCAAGTGGCGTAAAGAGTTGTATTCGCGAGCAGATAGTCAGTTTGATACTGATGCCGCAGACGAGTTGTTCTCCCAGTGGAAATCAACTAAGAGCGCATCGGCAAGCGTACTAGATGCAGAGAAAGCATCTCGCAAGGATACTTTGAAAAAGGCATCAACAGGATCGTCAAAGGGAAGTTCTGAGCCGAAAGGCAAAACCTTCTACCGCAGACGGGACATTATTGAACTCATACAAACCAATCCAGAACGATACCACGCTATGGAGCCTGAAATTCGACAGGCTTACGCAGAAGGTAGAGTTCGCTAAATAGAGGCTACACATCATGGCTAGCGAAACTTCAGGCGCGTTCTTTACAGCGAACGCAGTAGTAGATAAGACAGCAGCAGACAAGTTCATTCCGGAGATCTGGTCTGACGAGGTTATTGCTGCGTACCAGAAATCCCTCAAGATGGCTCCCCTTGTCAAGAAGATGAACTTCAAGGGCAAGAAGGGCGATGTTCTCCACCTGCCCAAGCCGGTTCGTGGCTCTGCTACTGCTAAGGCGGAAGCAACTGCTGTGACCATCCAAGCGAACCTTGAGCTGGAGACTACTCTGACGATTAACCGTCACTTCGAGTACTCTCGTTTGATCGAGGATATTGTCAACGTCCAGGCTCTGTCATCTCTGCGTCAGTTCTACACAGAAGACGCAGGTTACGCACTGGCTCGCCAGATCGACAACGACCTGTTCCGTGCAGGTACTGCGTTTGGTAACGGCACCCTTGACCTGACTACTCCTGTCTCCGGTACTTGTACTGGTGCCCAGTGGGTTAACACCAACACTTACTACGTTGACGCCTCTACTGGCCTGACTGCGTATGCTGTTGACCAAGTAGTGACAGGTGATGTGTTCACAGACGCTGGCTTCCGCGCCCTGATTAAGAAAATGGATGACGCTGATGTCCCCATGACTGATCGAGTGTTCGTGATTCCTCCGGCCCTGCGCTCTGCAATCATGGGTGTTGATCGCTACGTTTCTAGCGATTTCACCAATGCTCGCTCAGTACAGTCTGGCTTGATCGGCAGCGTATACGGCATTGAGGTTTACGTCTCTTCTAACTGCCCGCTGATTGAGGATGCAACGTCCAACAGTGCCGGTACTATCGACGTGCGCGGTGCGTTCTTCTTCCACAAGGATGCACTGGTCCTTGGTGAGCAGATGAGCGTTCGTTCACAGACTCAGTACAAGCAAGAGTACCTGTCTACCCTGTACACCGCAGACACTCTGTACGGTGTTCAGGCTCACCGCCCAGAAGCAGGCTTCATCCTTGCGGTTCTTGATGCCTAAGTAAGAGACGAGGGGAGGGCTAATCACCCTCCCTTTGTTTTACCCTCATTAACTTATAGGGCTATCAGATGAGCAATTACACCAAGACTACAAACTTTACGGCAAAAGATAGCCTTACCTCTGGTAATCCTGCAAAGATCGTTAAAGGCGCAGAGCATGACGCCGAATATAACGCTATTGCCGTAGCCGTAAACTCTAAATCAAACACTGCATCACCCACATTCACAGGTACAGTGGAGATCCCTGCACTGACCCTGAACTCTGTGCTTGTAACCTCTACAGCAGCAGAGCTGAACATCCTTGACGGCGTTACTGCAACAGCCGCAGAACTGAACATCCTTGATGGCGTGACAGCTACCGCCGCAGAGATCAATGCACTGGATGGCATTACTGCCACCGTTACTGAACTGAACTACACGGATGGGGTAACAAGCCCTATCCAAGCACAGATAGACCTCAAGGCTCCGATCACCAATGCAGCCCTTGTCACTCCCAATCTTGGCACCCCATCTGCGGGTGTTTTGACCAATGCCACAGGGCTTCCGGTGTCCACAGGGATAAGTGGTCTAGGCTCAGGAGTTGCGTCATTCCTTGCAACACCTTCTAGCGCAAACCTTCTGGCAGCAGTGACTGACGAAACGGGAACAGGTTCTTTGGTGTTTGCAACAAGCCCCACCCTGGTAACTCCAGCACTTGGGACTCCGACATCTGCGACCCTGACCAACGCTACTGGCTTGCCTATTTCCACAGGCGTCTCTGGCCTTGCAGCAGGGGTGGCTTCGTTCCTTGCAACACCGTCCAGTGCTAACTTAAGAACGGCCTTGACTGACGAAACAGGCACAGGATCTGCCGTATTCGCAACAGCGCCCACGATTACAAGCGCGGTACTCGTTACTCCCACGATCTCTGGATTGACGCTGGATTCTATCAACGTCACTAACTCCAACATCTCTGGCTCAACGATTACCACTTCTGACATTACGGCAGATACTATCTCTGACGACAGGGGCACATTGCAGTCTCAGTTTAGCCCTCTTGCTAAAGCTATTCGTGTGGCTCTTCTTGCCTCTGCATCTGTTCG